AAGAAACCAAAAAAACCGCAGCTCGAGGCAACATTGGTGCGCGGTTGGAAAATGCTCAACGCACAGCTGCCGGCGGAGTAACAGGTGCCAGTGGAACTTTTGGTGATGCCCTGGCTGCCCTCATGGGCAAAAAAGAAGTATTAAAATCAGGATATAGTTATGATGCCACACTGCGAGGCAGCAAATATCGAGGTCCACAGGGTACTGCAGTTAAAGCCGACGAAGCGCGCGCTGGCCGACTACAGGGCTTTGGAGCCATAGTTGGCAATCTAGCCAAAGGTGGTTATGAACGTTATTTAGAAAGTAAAAAGTCTACAAAAGTAGAAAGTTTCTTTAATAATTTTCGAACTTCGGAAAGTCAATCACGTGTTGGTGAACTGCAGGGACGACAACAAGAATTGATGTCGCAACTCAGTGGCAGCAATATTCAGGGTGAACCTGCTGGTGCTGATCCCAGCATCATGATGAAGCAACGCACGCCGGCTCAGGCCATGGCTCGCGATGCCGGAAAAAAATTAGCAGTCAATGTAGTAAACATCACTGCCAAGGCAGTCAATCTCAAAGGTCCCATTAAGCCGCTGACATCTCCGGTATCTACACCGGCCTCCACCAATCCACTGTTTAGTGATTCTGGTGGTGTTAAATCAGAAAAAGAAGATCCAGTGGATCGCATCGTAAAAGTTATCAAAGATCTCACTGATGCATTGGTTGGTGCCGGCATGGCCGGACCTGATGGTCTCTTTAGCAGTTTGTTAGATTTAATTAATGGTCCTGGCAAAGGCCTTGCTTTGCCAGTCATAAGCGCAGGTGCCATGGTGGCCGGAACACTTGGCACGGTTGCTCTTGGCGGCACGCTAGCCACTGGATTTACTGCTGGCGTAATGAATACACCGGGCGCCGAGGGACTAAGAAAGTCTTATGAAAATCCCATGCTAGGCGCCATGGATCCCGACAATGCCATGGGTGCTAGCATACTTCAAAACATGCCGGCAGACGAAGAAGAATATGCTGCTCGACAAAAACAAATAGAAGAAAAACGCAAGAATCTTGAAAACGCACCCTGGTATACCAGACTATATGGCATTGGAGAAAGCGATTATCTGCGCCAACAACAAGTTCAAGGCAAGGTGCGCGATGAGACTGGGCGAAAGGTAAAAGAACAAAGCACGGTCAACAACATAATGCGAGAACAACCCAGTCAACCAATAATAATTAACACGCCATCCAAGGTTGTCGATTCGCCGAAAATTGAAAGCACCATCAACATGGGTCGAGCCGGTGTGCGTCCCGATGAAAATGGACTGCAACGCTACATGAATCGCACACATGGCAGCTACATCAACTAAGTAGAAAGCCCGGGCCATTGCGACCCGGGCTGTACTGCATCAATTAATCGTCGGAAGCTAGTTTAGCAAAATAGCTCAGACTCTCATCGTCATCTTCTTGGACCACTGGAGTTTTCGGAGTCGGTGCTGCGGCTACCTTAGCACGTGGACGTTCCGTTTCTTCTAGATCCATTGCTTCAGCACGCTGCACAGCGGCTGTGGCGCCGTTGAGTACAGCATCCAGTTTCCGCTTGAGCTCATCATAGCTCTTGAAGTTACTGGGATCAAGAAAATCCTGCAGACTGTGTTGGCCAGCCCAAACTTTTTCAATTTCTGCGTCGTTGTCGTTCAACACTGACGCAGCATCAAATTCACTCTTGTCATAGTTGCGATAACCTTCGACATTGCGAATCTTGAGTTTAAAGTTTGCGCCCTTCCAAAAATCAAAAGGATTGACTGGTGCTTCATCTTCGAACTGCGGCTGCATCACATCCTTGATTTTATCGAAGATTTTCTTACCAAACTTAAACAGTTTGATCTTGCCTTCGTTTTCTGGATGCTTGCTATCGCTGATGATTAAGACATTGCAAATATAACTTAATTTGCGCTTTTGTTTGCGCGCCACTTCTTTATTGGCCTCGCTGCCGCTGTTCCAGAGCTCGTTGTTGAGTTCGGATACCGGATCAGGTTTGCCGATGGTGGTCAGTGAATTCTCAATGTACCACTTGCCGGTTGGACCCTGAAAGCCGTGATTCCAAATACGCACCCAGGGCAGCTCTTCGCCTTTGGGTGGAGGCAGGAAACGAATTACTGCATAACCATTGCCGGCTTTGTCAACTTCGGGTTGCCAAAAACGATCGTCGTCCCGACTGTTGCTACCACCTTCGGGTTTGCCGATCTTTTCAACTTCCTTCATCAGGTTGTCGAAATTGCCGCGGCTGCTGCGTAGTTCGCTTAGACTATTGAATGCCATGATTGTTGCTCCTTGTATGAACGGTATATAAACGATGTATTACTTGGTGTTGCCTTCATCTAGTTCCAACTCATTGTCGTCCTCAAAATTATCTTCTGAGGATAACATATTATATATGGTTTTAGGATGCTTGTCAATACGTCGTTGCTCTTTAATGTTGCGATAGCCACGATGTTGTTCTTCGTAATCGCTGTCACGAAACTTCCTAATCATCATTTTTTTACTCCTCGCTGCTTGACGAATCTACTCTAATGAATGGCCATTGGCTAACACGTTGAGCCAGATAAGCCTGATTCTTTCCTAATTGAACTATGAAACGATGTGTATCTCGCAGCATGTCATGCAGATGATTTACTTCCAACAGCATGTCCTGCATTTTATGCTCCAAAGACTCGATGCGCTCCTCGGTGAGATCAGGTAAACTCTGCGATAATTGATCGATATTCATTTTCTTTGATTTTTAAGAACGGACTGTATTTGTGAATCAATCTACGAAGATCTGGCCACATCAGGGTATCGCTGCAGCACTGATCTACGGCATCAGTCCAACGCAGCATTTTATTTAAAATAACCAGAGTTTCAACCTGTATGGTGCGACGCAGATAGGAGCGAACAATCAAAGGATGCTGCCCACCCACGCTGACCAATGCCTCAGCAATGGTATTTATTCCGGCTTCTTCGCATTCGGCCTGCAGAGCATGCAGATCCTGAGTAAATCTATAGCGAAGACTTTCACGCCGTGCCAGCCACTGACGATAACAGTCAGCGGCTTCGGCATCATACACACCGCCCCAGCGATTTCCATTCACAAAATTAGCCACGAAAAAATCACAGATCTCTGCGTCTTTATACTGAGTAACCAGTTTTTTAAATACGCCTTGTTTTTCTGCGAAGGTTCTGCGACTGGCCCGAATACGTCCCTGCATTTTAATTACATCGTAATCATCGGTTTGAAAATGATTGCGCAGTGCCAGGTACATTTTATAGGCGTCGTACTCAGTCATGTTCATCATAACGGCAATCGACCACTGCGTTTCATCATGTTGGCTTCCTCGGCTTCGATGCGAATTTTGTCTTTGAGACTGCGATTAATCAACGGTGCCACGACTTCGATGTCGATGTCTTTTTCTGCACAGTAATTGATCACAATTTCCATGTAGGGCACACCAGTGCTAACATGTTGTCGTTCCACGAACAGACTAAACTCATTGGCCGAACTAAACTCCCGACTGATGATGAACTGCGTAGTAATTTCCGGTCCATTGTCGGGCACCAACCGCTCGTCCACAACCTCACCTTTTTTGTTGGTGAGTTGCAGACCGAGAATTTCTCTGGTGGCTATGCGTTCGTTGATGGGCATGTTATACCGCCACTGGGGTTACGTCATTGGCTGGCTGACGTTGCAGCTCCGGTACTGGACCCTGAGCAAAGGTGGCCACAGCTGCCAAATCACAGACGTACTCATAGGTGCCGACGTGCACAGTGCGAGTCCAAGGCGCCAGCCAAATTTTACCACCGAGTTGACGCCAGCGTTTGCAGAAGGTAAAATCTTCGCTGGTGTAGGCTCGAGTTTCTGGATCGATGCTGACATCAAAATAGGCATGCGCCTTGCGATGCGGATCAGTGACTCGCGTCATGGTCTTGGGGTCCATGGTCTCTGAACCACCGCTGATGATTTCAATCTCTGGCATTTTCTTGGCCATGGTTTCAAATACTTCACGTTTGATCAACATCAATCCAGTGGCAATGCTTTCCACTTCCACGGGCTCATTGATGTTGAAGCTCATGGTTTCTCCCACCGGCTTGAAGGTGGATTCTGCCACCACGGCGTTGATGGAATGTCCCGGGATATTGGGATTCATGTTCACAACATTCTTCACTACTTCCCAGTTGATTTTTTTCTTGGCATACTGACCGCCAATGATTTCCTTGTCCTGTTGAATCATGCGCATCACATCATCCGGATCAAAGCCCAGATCCGCATCCAGGAACAGCAGGTGCGTGGCATTGCTTTTGAGAAATCCTTCCACCAAAATGTTGCGAGCCTTGGTAATCAGACTCTCATTGGCAGCGATTTCAAACATCGCTGGAATGCCGGCCTGACCTAGTCGGTTAAGTAGGTTGATCAAACTGATCATGTACATGTAGTTGCACTGACCGCCGAACATGGGAGTAGCAATAAAAATGCTTTTTTGTTTCGGTGGTTGTGGTTTGTTGATGAACAGCGGGTTGATTTGACGATTAGGGTTGCGCTGCGGCGCCTTGAGTTTCATGATTTACCAATCTCCATTGTCGATGTCGACATTTAATTTAAAAAACAAGCAATTCAATCGGATGGTGGGGTAGTCCTTGCGACAGCCCCAGCCATCCTCGTAATATATATCTAAATTCCACCACCGCCAGTGCACGGGATTTAATACTATTATAAATTCAGCAGTGGTGTGTGTCAATAGCTTTCGCCAATTTTTCATTTTCAATAAAATATATGATTGCCGATGCGAGCCTTGGGTGATTTATTCCAGCCTGGGTTGATGTAGGTGGCGTGAAAATATTTCGCACCTCGCAGTTCCGGTAACCGCACACCCTCCAGCATGACTCTGCGAGCCACTCGCAGACTTTCATCGTAGAGATGTGGTGCGCGAATTTTTTGATTGCCTTCACAGACCCAGCTGAATTGACATACAGTCAATCCTTCGTAACGAGTCTTTTGGTGTACCACACCACAGACCGACGCAGGAAACTGCCCACTTTTGACTCGGTTCATGGTGACCTGGGCTACGGCAATTTTACCTCGCAGCGGTTCGCTGGCACTTTCAAAATAAATGTTGCGCGCCAGACAGGTAATTTCACGATTAAGTTTAACCTCGGCCAGCTTTTTTTGCTGCTTCTGTTCCGCAATGCGCAGACTTTCTTGCTGCTGTACTTGTCGAGCCTGAGCCTGAGTTTGATACAGAGTGTTGATGCCGGCAGCAAACACCGACAATAGAATGGTTGCTACTAAAAAACGTCGAACAAAGTGTCTGTTCAGCATGAGTTCTCCTTGTTAAGAAGGTGCGCGAACGCACCATTCCCCCATCAGGCAGATTTTTTGCTTACTTTATCTGTGGGTGTATTGGAAACGAAACCATTCAAAGCCTGAGCTTTGCTGATGATGTCGGCTTCTGAGGGGTAGGCCGGTAGGCCTGGGTGATCGGGGATGGCTCCCCCATTGAGTTTGGCAATCTCGACCTTTACCTGCCAGTCATTGCCAATTTGGTCACGCTTGCCGTAGTAGTCTTCGGTAAGCATGTCTTTCGCCATTTTTAGAAGTTCAAGGCGAATCTCGAACGGTGTCAGATTTGACATGGTGTAACCTTTCTGTGTTGTGAGTGGTGTAACTGGTTTTATGCAGATCCAGCAACTGCTAGTATATATTTATACCGTGCTAAATGTCAATCAACGATTTGCGATGTACATGGTGATTTCAAAACCAAAACGCATATCTTGAGCTGAGGGTGTGGTCCACTTCATGGTGTTCTCCTAGTTGTTCAGGCAATTTTACCTGCTCTATATCTATAAGATTTTAGTCGCAGCATGCCTAATGATTATCATTAAAATTTAAAGTTCAACGACGTATTTACTGCATTGTAGTTGCTGTCGCCTCGCACACGATCATAGCCCACAGCCACAGAATAATTCTTGGTCAGCGCATAGTCTGCACCCAAACGCCAGCTGCGGGTCTGATCTGCGTTGGCATTATCCAGGGCATCACGATGGCGCCAACCAGCCTTGACGGTCAAGGCATTGGCCAGTTGATATTTCACACCGGGCTCGATGCTGTAGTAGGTATAGTTCTCAGTGGTTTTAAACTTTTGACCTGCGGCACCACGTGTATAAAAACTCAGGTTACCCACTACTGGTACTGTGGCTGTGAGGCCGCTTTCAAGTCTGGTGTCGCTGAGATTTTCTGCAGTATCCATCTTCTGGCGCAGACTCACATCGGCTTTGAACATCGAATTGAGGTCCGTACCAACAGTCAATTTTACTGACTGATTGTCGGCAGCGCCGTCTACTCCATTGCGATGACCATATTCAATGCCACCGAAACCACCGGCCTGAGCTGCACCGCTGATCAGCATGCTTAAAATCAAAAACTTCTTCATTGTTGCTCCTGGTTGTTAAAAAATGCCGGGTATTCTGTTACGAGGAACCCGGCGAACCCTAAGCAGTGTTTAGGCTGCTAATGCGTAACTTTCGTCATTTGCATTTATGGTTTTGCTTGATTTACGGTCATCGCCTACCGTGCTGTCCACTCGCCTACTACAGACCCTGTCGAAACCTGGTCAGGCCCATCAAAGATACACTACCGTTACCTGCACTTCTCACTATGTGCTTTTTGAGCTGCAGTCTCTAGGTAACCCCGTGGCGTTATTGGTGCAGTGTATCTTTGGTGGACCTGGCGGGAGTCGAACCCGCGTCCAGAACCCTTTTCAGGTTGCTTCATACAGCAATAAAATCACACACCATGCAGGATTCGCACCTGCGTACCCGATCAACGGGATCTTGGTTTCATCGTAGCCTTGGCCACTTCTAGATCAATGATGTGCAGATTATTTAGTGGCCGCGGCCAAGCGGCGATATCCCTCATAGGTGGGATGCACGCCGTCACGACTCAGTTGAGGTATGGGCAGCACCACATCGCCATAGACTTCGGCAATTTTACGAATCATGGCCTGTCGGTCGGGTTTGATGGCCGGCAGGATCCAATACACTCGATCGGCCTTGACATTCTCTCTGAGCGTTTTTAAGTTGTGCATGGTGTTGATTGAGCGCCAGTCGTTGCTGCCCAGACTGATGATCACGCTTCGAGCCTGAACTGCGCCGTTGAGATAATGACGATTCCAGTCCGCAGAGTTGATGCCACTCTGAGCCCTAACCTCGCACTGCGGCAGGAAGTGATGCGTTCCCACCGCAATGCTGTCACCCATGACAAGACATTCCAACATATATTTTCCTCTGCATCAAAGGTTTTGTTCAGCCTTGTAGGCATCCAGGGTCTTCTTGAATTTACCGGCATGGCTACGCTCGGCCTTGGCCAGCGTTTCAAACCAGTCCGCAATTTCGTCAAAGCCTTCGTCACGCGCTGTCTTGGCCATGCCAGGATACATGTCAGTGTACTCATGAGTTTCGCCGCTGATGGCTGACTCCAGTGCTTGCACAATATCCTTGGCTGGCATGCCAGTTTCTGGATCGCCGCTTCCGCCATTGACCAGATACTCCATGTGACCGTGTGCATGACCGGTTTCACCTTCGGCAGTGTGACGGAAGATGTTGGCCACATCAGTTGCGCCTGCAATGTCAGCCATGTTTGCAAAATACAGATATCGACGATTGGCTTTGGATTCGCCGGCGAATGCTTCTTTTAAACATTCTTCAGTGCGGGTTCCTTTTACGTTTGCCATAATTGCTCCTTTAATTGTAATGAAAATAACCACCAATGATATACTTCGGGTTGCTGCGGGGCATGAGCCCGGCATGCAGATACTGCCAGTTGGTAGGGAACATTATGAGCCGTCCCTGCCGCGGCTGTATTCTGATGGGACGATCCTGAGCATAGATCTCAGTCTCTCCACCATCTTCGACATCGTTGAGATACCAAAAATAAACTAAAAAACGTCGCATGGTGTCAGCATTGTAGGTGTCCACATGCGGCCGAAACTCATCTACGTAGGGAAGATAGCGTTTCATGCGGAGCTCCTCCCAGCCATGATCTGGTTGTATGTGGCGATCATCAATGCCACAGTCCGACCAGTAACGTTGCTTGTACTGCTGTATGGTGGCCAACAAGGGACGCACATCCCAACCGGCCTGCATGACATTGATCTCGGTGAACCGTTTGATGTCATCGTCTCGATAATGCTTGCGTTCCACAGCTTCGAAACTACGTATCAGTTGATCGCAATAGGCTGCGGGCAATGTATTGTTATATACTTGAATATAATCGCTAAGGTTCATGATGGATTCGTTATCAGGCTACACAGCTATTATGACTTATTTGTCAATAGAAGTCAATAGATTTTCATAGTTATTTCTCCACTGCAGCAGTTCTGGCACCCATGCATCACGCTTCTCTAAAAACAGCTGCGGTTCAGCATCTTCTTCTACTGCCACCAACACTGCTAAATTTACTATGGGTATGCCAGTGAGTTCTTCATACATGATGGCATACGCAGCAGTCTGCATAAAATAACCAGAAATCCATTCCGGTTTCTTGGGTTTTGTGCTGGATTTGAAGTCAATTATCGACAATTTGCCGTCAAATTCAGCCACGCAGTCCACAGTTCCTGCCAGTCTCAGGTGATGAGAAAACAGGGCAGTCTCCTGGCAATGTATGTTGTTGATGCGATCCAACATGGGCATCAACTTCCGAAACATTTCATAGTGCAGCGGATTGATGGTGTGGCCGGCTTCGAACGGTGCCTGATTGTCCAGATAGCGTTCCGCGGCCTTGTGCATGCCAGTACCCCGACCCGCAGCGGATCGACTGATTTGATTGGCCTGATCCGCACCAATGCGTTGTCGCCATTCAAAAATCTGCTGTCGACTTTTTTCAGCCAGCACTGTAGTCACACTGGGGTAACGCTGCCCCGTAGGTGTGTTGTATACTCGGCGACCATTTTCCGCAGTTATTTGTTCTAATACGGGTCGCTGCAGTCCTCGACCAAAACCCAGATGGGTGAACTTAGCAGGGGTAGATGTAGTCAGTCCAGGGTTTAACAGAGTCATCGGTGGCCTTAAATAATTTAATGAGTTCAGCATCCACCAGTTCAGGGTGTACCCACCAATCTTCAAAATCGGTCCAGATACCGCGTTCACTGATGTTGCTGACCACGAGTTCGTAACCTTTGCTCTGCAGATAATCTCGGCTCTGTTGTTTCACCACAGGGCCAGCATTGTAGCAGTCATGTTCAAAAGTAATTACCGCAAATCTAACATCATCCAAGGGCAGTGTGTACAGAGCCTGCAGAGTTTGATCTGCGGGTTCACAATCGATGCTGACATAGTCAATGTCAGTCTCGGTGATGCCG